GAAGGCTTTAGCCAAACCTGGCTGCCACACCTGTGGCGTGTGAAGGCCACGCCCATGGTCAATGCACAAGAGTACAATGACATTACCAAGCAGCCGTTTGAACCCAACAACATCTGGGATCCGGGCAATTTTTATCCAGGTGGAACAACTGTGTTATACGGCGACAAATATTACATATCAAACAAAAATGTTCCTCCGGGCACAGAGATAACCCATGCAGAATACTGGACTGAAAAAACCAATCCCATCAGCATTGCTGATTGGCAAAGCACAAGACCCAAGGATCTCGAACTCAATGACGCTATCCTGGTTCAGGCCGAAGCAGAAGTTCCCAAGTCAGGATTTGATGTGGTTAAATTTTATATTGTGGCCACCAATTCAGATGGCACACCTGCCAACCCTGAGTCAGCAACCTACACCGCAGACTACACCATCACAGATGCCAGCCGCACTGTGGCCAACGATGGCAACACTCCAACCGGAGATGGCTACACTGCCGGATACTTGACCGGAGACGGCAAAGCACCCAATGGATTGCCTGTGACTGCTGGCGTTAATTTTCCGTCCGCACCAGTTGCTGGACAGTTTGCTCTGCGTCTGGATTATTTCCCCAATCGCTTGTTTAGATTCAACGGCACCAGCTGGATCAAGATCGAAAGCGATGTACGCACCAATCTCACACCAGGTGCCAACAACAATACCTTGCGCTCAGGCTTTGTGAACAATACATACACTGTGAACTCCACTGATCTTGGCAACATACCTAGTCGTCAGAGTCTGAGTCAGGCTCTGATACCCGATGCTGTCAACGGTGACGATGGCGGCAATAAAACTGCAAATCCCTATCCGGCCACACAGCCATATCAGAAATCCAGTTAACCAGGTACAATTCAATGAGTCAATTTTTTTTCGACGAACAGATACGTAGATATCTGTTGCAATTCACTCGCATGTTCAGCTTGTTTGAAGTTGAGTACGGGCGTGATGAGCAAGGCATCAAGGATCTGGTGCGTGTGCCCATACGCTACGGTGACGCCAGTCGTCAGGCACAGACAATTATACAACAGAACTCTGCCAACTCGCTGCCATCTTCTCCGCTAATGACTTTTCACATCACAGGCCTGGACTATGATCGTCCCAGAATGCAAGAACCCTATCATGTGAACAAAATGATGGTTCGTCAGCGATCATATGATCCTGGCACAGAAACTTATGAAACCACACAGGGCAATGCGTTTCAAATTGAACGCCTGATGCCTGTGCCCTACAAGTTGACAATCAACCTGGATATATGGACCACCAACACCAATCAAAAGATGCAGTTGTTTGAACAAATTGCCACCTTGTTCAACCCTTCCCTGGAAATACAGGCCACAGACAACTACATTGACTGGACCAGTCTTACCACATGTGATCTTGAGCGTGTGAACTGGAGTTCAAGAACAATTCCTGTGGGCACAGAAAATCCCATAGACAACATGACTCTGACTTTTAGTCTGCCAATCTGGATATCAAGTCCGGCCAAGGTGAAAAAACTGGGTGTTGTGGAACGTGTGATTGCGTCTATTTTTGATGCCAACGGCGATGCCAACAATGCCCTGCTGGACAACGACCTGTTGCTGGGCACCAGAGTCAAGGTCACTCCTTATAGTTATCAGGTGCTGCTGTTGGATGGACAACTGCAGGTGTTGCAGCCTGCTCAGGTTGTGAATCCTGATCGACTGAGCCTGGCATCGTTCACATTTCCTCTAGTGGAAAATCCACAAATCACATGGCCAGCAGTGGTCAGTGCATATGGAGTGCTTAGACCTGGCATCAGTTACGTCACTTTGGACAATCCCTGGGCACCTGATTCCAGCATTGTGGGCACTGTTGCTGTGAATCCTGCAGATGACCGATTGTTGATCTTCAACATTGATCCTGACACTGCACCACAAAACACTCTGGATCCTGTGAACTCAGTGGTGAATCCCTTGACTGCTGCTCCTGGAGATGGCTTGCCTGCTGCGGCTACAGGTCAACGATACCTGCTGACTGAGAGCACTGGCAGTGCTGCCAACGTGGGCACCAATCCCACTGCCTGGAGTGGATCCGGTGCTCAGCCCTTGATTGCCCACAGCGGGGACATTGTGGAATACAATGGTGCAAGATGGATCATAGCATTTGACAGTCAAAACGATGTTGGTGCTCAGTACGTGGTCAATCTAACCACTGGTATTCAGTACTACTGGGACAACGTAAAATGGGTCAAGAGCATTGACGGCCTGTACGCCGGAGGAGCATGGAACCTCATATTGTGAAGGCAGTGGGGGTATGGTTTTTTTGTCCTGCCACACACAGATATCTGTATCTACTGCGCAACGATCCCAAGTATCCTGACACCTGGGGACTAGCAGGTGGCAAGGTGGAATACGGTGAAACACTAATTGCAGCAGTGGAACGAGAGTGTTCGGAAGAACTGGGTGCCATGCCCGAGTACAAACAACTGATTCCCATTGAAAAATTCACATCACCGGATTCAGCATTTGAATATCACACCTTCTGGTGTCGTGTGGAGCAGGAGTTTGTGCCTGAACTAAATCACGAACATGTGGGCTATGCCTGGATTGGCACAGGACGCTGGCCTAGGCCGCTACATCCTGGATTGTGGAACACTGTGAATCTAGACGCTGTGCAGCAAAAGATTCGTCAGATTGAACAGACCTTATAGTCTGCCAACTACCACTTCGATTGTGCCAACACCAGTGCCGTTGTAGTTTTCTACTGCTTTGCCAATGATCACACCTGGTTGATAGTGCCGCATGTCCAGGCGTTCAGCAACACCTGCTTGACTGCTGGATACCACTCGATCACCAGCAGCAACGGGACCAATCACTTGACAAGGCACACGTCCAATCAGGCCAACTTCTACAGTGAATTCACTAACCAGTCCCGAGTTCATCACATGAGCAGGATTGGTAGATACTATTCCTGCAATTCTAGTGTCATGACTTTGTGTGCTGACGGTTACTTCTTGATCACCGCCAAATACCAGCACAGTACCTGGAGGATATTTGGCATCTGATTTGTAAACTTCGGCCAAGTCAGCATACAGTGCTGTGGTTGCCTGAGCAAATAGTCTATTGAAACTCAATGTAGCACTACCAATATTGGCTGTGGCATTGCCGGTTGGCATGAAGTTGCTGCTGATGTTGACATTACCAGTGCCATTGGGTGTCAACACAATATTGGCGTTGCCAGCAGTGGTCTGGAGATCCAACTGAGCAGAGTCTTGAATTGCTCCAGTTATAATTAAATTACCACCTGTGATGTTGCCAGTTAATACTGTTAAACTACTACCGGTAATGACTGCACCTGTGATATCACCGGTTGCACTGATCAAGCCAGTTACATAAGTACCAGTTGTAGCAAATACAGCCACGTTTGATGTTCCACCAATACCAACTGCTATGTTTCCTCCTGAACTCACAACTCTGGCATTTGATGTACCGTTTACGATTTGAGTAGCATCTACGCCTGTAAGTTGACTACCGTTACCTAGAATGAAACTACCAGTAATATTACCTGTTGCGCTAACAATTCCACCAGTTAATATGTTGCCACCAGTTACGTTACCCGATGCACTAAACACCGACGGAGCAAAAGTGCCAACGGTTAGTGTTCCGGCCGCTGTAATATTACCCGATGCTGATATGCCAGTTGTGCCGTCTAATGTGATTGCCATTCTCGTGTCCTTTTTATGCTATATTTATTATCAAGCCGGGGTAAAAATTGTTAATGTTGCGTCATCAGGAACAAAGATATTGCCCAAATTGCCAACAATTACCGGGCTAATTAGTATTGCATTAACAGCATTTGCCACAAGTATATTACTGTTAATTGTACCGGTAAGTTCACTGCCGTTGCCAATAAAATAGTTACCCGTAACGTTGCCAGTTGCTGATATCAATCCACCTGTTAATACATTGCCACCTGTGACGTTACCTGATACACTTACCACTGAACCTGTGTGACTTGCTGTGTTCACGATTGTGGTAAACATGCCATTGTTGGCTGTAACGTTACCTGTTACCGAAATCACTGCACCAGTATGACTGGCCACATTTACAATATTTGTAAACAAACCACTGTCGGCAGTGACGTTACCCACAGCAGATATCAGGCTACCAGTGGTTATACTACCACCAGAATATACGTTACCTGCTGATATGTTTCCAGTGCTGACTGTGGTCAAGGTGGTCGCACCAGTCACGCTCAGTGTACCTGTTGCCGAAATTAAGCCACCTGTGAGTAGATTACCGCCTGTTACATTGCCTGAAGCACTGACCACGCCTGTGACGTATTCACCTGTGGTAGCAAACACTGCTACATTGGCACTACCGCCAATGCCAACAGAGACATTACCGCCAGAACTGACGTGATGACATTGGCAGACGAAAGAATTCGACTCCAAGAATTAGGGGTGGTAGCATACTGATATGCTATACCACCCACTACTGCAATTTGCCCGTTAGTCGGCGTGCTGGGAAAGGCCATCTACTACCCTTTTAATTTTTGCCAATCACAAGTTCAATCATGCCTTCACCGCCTGCGAAGTTTTCTAACGCTTTGCCAATTATGGTACCTACTTTTGGACTTGCAATTGTCACTGCACGAGCTCTACCATTTCCTGCTGACACCATTAGATCACCTTTGCGTACAACACCTGTTACCTTGACTGGAACTCTACCAATCAGTGCCACTGGCAATGTGATGTCACCAACAATGCCCGAATTCATCAGATGTGCAGGATTGGTTGATATCACGCCAGCAACTCGTTTGCTAGAATCAGTGTTACTTATTGTGATTTCTTGAGTGCCGTCAAAATCTACCACAGTTCCTGCATCGTACGCAGCGTCACTCACATACATCTCTGCCAAGTCGGCGTAGAGTGCTGTGGTTGCCTGAGCAAACAGTCTATTGAAGTATGTAGTCGAACTACCAATGTTGCCCACTGCATTACCTGCACCGTTCACAATGGCAGTGGCTGCTGCTCCAGAGTTCACAGTAAGTATGCCTGCTGTGTCCAAGTTGCCACCAGTGATTGTGCCTGTTGCACTGACAACACCTGTGACATACTGACCTGTTGTGGCAAATACCGCTACATTTGATGTTCCAGCAATAGTGATGTTGGCATTGCCATTCAGCGTTTGGATATCAATCTGTGTGGTTCCGTTCTGGATTCTATCGCCCAGAATGTTGCCACTCAGTGTGGCGTTGCCGCTCACGCTCAAGTCGCCAGTGATTGCTACCGCAGTCGAAGTAATAACCATCACGTTTGATGTTCCGCCAACTGACGCTGCAATATTGCCGCCTGAGCTGACCACACTCATGTTGGTTGTGCCGTTGTTGATATTGCTCACGCTGGTAATGATACCGCTCAACGAAGCACCGTTGCCATAGTAGTTTGTGGCGTACACGTCTCGGAATGTTTGTCCGCTGGCACCAATATCATACACATTGCTAGTGGCTACCAGCAAACTGCCTGAGATTGCCACGTTGGCAACTACTCCACCTGCAAATGCAGGACTAGTAAGATCAACCCAGTACTGGCTCGTGCCGTCGCTGAGGTATTCATACAGCACGTCTGTGGAAGTGTTGTACCACTGCCAGCCGTTGGCTGCACCTGAAGGTGGTGTGGTATTTGCTGTGAAGTTTACCCCAAACACAATGGCCTGACCATTGGCATAGTAGTAGTTGTTTGAAAGTATGTTGCCACCAGCAATGTTGCCAGTGGTGGTGATCAATCCGGTTGTGCTGATGTTGCCACCAGTGATGTTGCCACTTACAGACACAACTGATCCCAGTATACTTGAACCAGTGATTGTTCCTGTTGAACTGATCAGTCCACCTGTTAATACGTTGCCACCGGTGATGTTGCCTGTGGCACTTGCGGTGCCGCCTGTGGCAATGTTTCCGCCAGTTATTGTGGCTGAACTTGTGATGGTTGATGTGGCACTAATTAATCCACCAGTTAGAACATTACCGCCTGTGATGTTGCCGGTTGCTGACGCAGTACCACCTGTGGCCAAATTGCCACCTGTTACTGTACCAGCTGCTGACGCTATTCCACCTGTGAGTACATTACCACCTGTGATGTTACCTGTGGCACTTGCGGTACCACCTGTGGCAATATTACCACCAGTTATAGTGCCTGTGACACTTGCGGTGCCGCCTGTGGCAATATTGCCACCGGTTACTGTTCCTGATGCACTCAATAGTCCGGTGATGTACTCACCTGTTGTGGCAAATACCGCAACATTTGATGTGCCGTCAACACTGACTGTGACGTTGGCGTTGGCTGTTGCAATGGTCACGTTTGATGTACCATTGTTGATGTTGGCCACACTTGTGATAACACCAGTCAACGATGCACCATTACCCAGAATATAGTTACCAGTTACGTTGCCAGTAGCACTTACTTGGCCGGCTGTTAAGACATTACCACCTGTGATATTGCCAGTTGCACTTGCAGTGCCACCTGTGGCCAAGTTGCCACCTGTTACAGTACCTGCTGCACTTGTTGTTCCACCAGTGGCCAAGTTGCCACCAGTTACTGTACCTGCTGCTGAAGCTGTTCCACCAGTGGCCAAGTTGCCACCAGTTATGGTAGCAGCACTTGTGATAGTCGATGTTGCACTGATCAATCCACCAGTTAAGACGTTACCGCCTGTGATATTGCCAGTTGCACTTGACGTGCCACCAGTTTCAATATTTCCACCAGTTATTGTGCCAGTTGAACTGATCAGTCCCCCTGTGAGTACGTTGCCACCTGTAATGTTGGCACTGCTTGTGATAGTTCCTGTAGATGAAATTAATCCACCTGTCAACAAGTTACCACCGGTGATATTGCCAGTAGCACTTGCTGTTCCGCCAGTGGCCAAATTGCCACCAGTTACTGTTCCAGCAACACTTGCTGTTCCACCTGTGGCCAAGTTGCCAGCGGTTACTGTTCCAGTCGAACTAATTAGGCCACCTGTTAGCAAATTACCACCAGTGACATTACCTGACGCACTCAGACTTGCTGCGCCAAATGTGCCAGCAGTGGAAATATTACCACCGGTAATGTTGCCGGTAGCACTGATCAAGCCACCTGTGACTACATTGCCGCCTTCAACATTGCCAGTTAGGCTTACACTTGTACCTGTTGCAGCACCAATATTGGGTGTGGTCAGGTTAGCACCAGCCTTGACAATGATATTGCCTGTGCCATCAAATGCTGTGGTATTGTTGTCAATCTTAACTGAAAATACTGTACCGGTTAGGCTCAGACCAGCTGAGGTATTGGCTGAGTAAACTTGACTGCTACTGAATATACTAAAAGAAATGTTGCTTGTGCCAAATGTAATTACACCTGTTGGCGCACTAACAATAAAGGCTGAGCCTGCATTGACATTACCACCAGTAGTGAAGAAATAATCATTGATACTGAATGATTCTGCATTGTCAGATCCGTATTGATCAGTGTCTGTAGATCGAACAATCGCTGTGGCATTGGCCCAGACATACACACCGTTTTGTACAGCGTTGGCTTGATCTTTGACCAGAATACGTGTGCCAACAGACTGAACATTGCCGGTATCAATTAAATTAAATGATCCTGTTGTGGTCAGTGTTGCTCCAACACCATTGGCCACGCCATTGGGTTGAGCATATGTGATTGTACCACCTGTGGTAGTGGCCAAAGTTGTGGTTGTTGCAACAACCACAGCCTCGTGATAACTGATAGCAGTGGTTGCAAGATTGTCAACGTATTCTTTTGTGGCTGCATCAGATGACTGTGCTGGATATGCCAAGCTATTGATATATGTGTTGGCCAATACAATATTGCCAGCTGGTTGCAGATTCAAATTACCCGACGCAGTGGTAATTGTTAATTCACCACTTGTGGGTCTAATAGCACTGGTGTTAACATTGCCAGCAATAACGTTGCCGGTTACTGATACCAGTCCAGAGGTCAACAAGTTGCCGCCGGAGATATTAGATGTTGTTGTAATGGTACCAGTTGAACTGATCAATCCACCTGTCAACAAATTACCACCTGTGATGTTGCCAGTATCTGAAGCTGTGCCGCCTGTGGCAATATTACCACCAGTTATTGTACCTGTAGCACTAGCAGTTCCGCCAGTGGCCAGGTTGCCACCTGTTATGGTGCCTGCCGCACTTGCTGTGCCACCTGTGGCCAAGTTGCCACCGGTTATTGTGGTGGCACTTGTGATAGTACCAGTTGAGCTAATCAATCCACCAGTGAGTACGTTACCACCTGTGATATTTCCTGTGGCACTTGACGTACCACCTGTGGCAATATTTCCACCTGTTACTGTTCCGCTTGCACTAACAACACCTGTAACATATTCACCTGTGGTTGCAAACACAGCAACATTGGATGTGCCGTCAACACTGACTGTGACATTGGCATTAGCAGCAGCGATAGTTACATTTGATGTGCCATTGTTGATATTGGCCACGCTGGTGATAACACCAGTTAGTGATGCACCGTTACCCAAGATATAATTACCAGTAACATTGCCGGTTGCACTTACTTGTCCGGCTGTTAAGACATTGCCGCCTATGACATTTGCAGTGGCACTGAGTGTGGTGCTTGAAATTACATTAGCACCAGAAATATTACCGCCTGATCCCGAAGTTGAAATATTTCCAAAAGTGGCATTACCAGTGGCTGAGACTATGCCACCTGTAAGTACATTGCCACCGGTGATGTTGCCGGTTGCTGACGCAGTGCCGCCAGTGGCCAAGTTGCCGCCTGTTACAGTACCTGCTGCACTGGCTGTTCCGCCTGTGGCAATGTTTCCACCGGTTACAGTACCAGCTGAACTGATCAGTCCACCAGTTAAGACATTGCCGCCTGTGATATTTCCTGTGGCACTGGCTGTACCACCTGTGGCCAGGTTGCCACCTGTTATTGTGTCAACGCCGGTGATTGTTCCTGTGGCACTGATTAATCCACCAGTTAAGACATTGCCGCCGGTGATATTACCTGTTGCTGATGCTGTGCCGCCTGTGGCAATGTTTCCGCCGGTTACAGTGGCAGTGGCACTTACTTGACCACCTGTTGTTATGTTGCCACCAATTACGTTGCCAACTGCACTAACTGTGGTTCCTGCTGACACCGCATTGGTTGCAGACAGATTGTTGGAGCTAAAATTATTGGCTGTAAAAATTGCAGTGGCATTTGAACTAAGTGTTTGATCACCAAGATTCAGTGTATTACCGCTTAGATACAAGTCTTTCCAGAGTTGTCCTGGACCACCAAGGTTAAATGTTGCGTTGGCAGAGGGCAATAAATTACCAATTACATTGCCAGTAATACTAAAATTACCTGTTTGTGTTACTCCGCTGGTGATTAAATTGCCACCAGTGATGTTGGCAGCACTTGTAATAGTGCCAGTCGAACTGATCAGTCCACCTGTGAGTACATTACCACCTGTGATGTTGCCGGTGGCACTTGCTGTTCCGCCAGTGGCCAAGTTGCCGCCAGTTACTGTTCCAGTTGCTGACGCTGTTCCACCTGTGGCAATATTTCCACCGGTTACTGTGCCAGTTGAGCTGATTAACCCACCTGTGAGTACATTGCCACCTGTGATGTTACCTGCAGCACTGGCTGTTCCGCCAGTGGCCAAGTTGCCACCTGTTACTGTGCCAGTTGCACTAACAACACCTGTTACAAAAGCACCAGTTGGAGCAAACACAGCAACATTAGGAGTTCCTGTGACTGTGATTGCAATATTGCTATTGGCTGCTGCTGCAATGTTGCTGTTGCCTGCCGAGATTGGAAAACCGCCACTTGAGGCCACAACCCCAGTCAACTGACTACCGTTACCAAAGTAATAATCAGCTGTGATGTTGCCGCTGGCAACAATATCCACTCCCACAGTCAAGTTGCCATTTACTGCAATTGTGTTGGCGGTAATAACGTTTGCTGTAGATAAAATTCTAGTCCAGCTGTTGGTTGCACTGGAATACTGGTATGATACCTGATTAACTACGGTTACTTGACCGTTTGTGGGTGTTGTTGGAAATGCCATTGATTACGCTCCTGGTATTGGTTATATTGTATTTATAAAAAAAACAGATTTAAAAATTACAGTCTGTCTTATTTTATGTTTGCTTGCTCTGCCAACCACTGTTCTCGGGTCATTTGACGCGGTTGCAGAGCGGTTTTTTGTTGTTCAAGCCACTGTTCTCTAGTCATCGTTGGTTCATTTATCTGAGCTTTTTGCTGTGCCAGCCATTCTTCTGCTGTCATAGTAGGACGTGAATCCCGCAACAATGTTGGGGCATGAATTGTCTTGATCTGTTGCTGGCTGGCCAACCACTGTTCTCTAGACATTGGGCTGGCTGATTGTTGTTGAGCCAGCCATTCCTGATTAGTCATTTTTGTTTCTTCTGCTAGCCATTGCTCAACTGTGAGTTTTGCCACTGGATTTTCAACTGTTTGTGGATCTGCTGTTGGTGAATCGCCCATTGGATGACGTGGATATTTTTCTTTTACTGCTCGTATTCTGGCTGCCATTGGTGCTGGAAAAACTCCAGCATGATACAGTGCATCCAGTTGTTCTTGCACACTGGGATACTCTCTAGCACGATTCCGTTGATACATGTTCCAGTCATAGGCCTGTTGCAGTCGCCGTTGCTCTTCGAGTATTTGTGCTGTGGTCACTGGAGCTGTTTCGGGCTTGTGCCAGATTATTGTTTTGTCATACATGCCCACACTGACTTCTGCCCCGGGCACCAGACTCTGTATAGCATGAAACACAGTTATCATGATGCGGTGATCTCCATGGCTATCAACCAGATATTTGTGCTGGTCAGTGTGCTGCTGGCATTGGACACTTTTTGTTGTAGTTTGTAGGTCACTGGTGATGTGGTTCCTGGGCTGTCCACATAATTGTAAGATACAGAACCGGTGACACCAATACCACCACCCGAAACTGTGGTTCCGCATGTTTGTATTTGCAAACTGGTGCTGGGGCTTCTGACCAACTGAGCGTCAGCTGTGACATCCTGTCCTGCCAATGATGTAAAACTGGTAGTACCTGTGGCCATGACAAAGACCTTGCTGGTTGCACTTGATGGGGTAATAGTCACGTTGGCATAACTGATGTCAGCATAACTGGTGCTGTTTGTGATACTGCCCCCAAGACTTGAACTCATCACTGTTTGTACCACTGCACCTACTGGCATGTTATACGCAGGTAATCTGTTGTTGGTATATAGATTCTGCGTGTAGGTGTTACGGAAATACACTGTGCTAGTACCAATGTCATAGGTGACATTTGCAACCGGTATCAGAGTGCCAGAAATTGCCACGTTGGCAACTACGCCGCCTGCAAAGGCAGGACTGGTTGTGTCAATCCAGTAATCGCTTGTGCCATCATCAAGATATTGATACAGCACATCATTGGCAGTATCATACCATTGATCAGTTACTTTGGGTGCTGGGCTAACAGGAGGTGCTGTATTGGCAGTATATACTATTCCAGGAGGAACTGGTGTACCATTGGCATAATAATAGTTGTTGGACAGTATGTTGCCGCCGGTGATATTACCCGACGCACTTACTGCTCCAGAAACATATGCACCTGTGTTGGCAATCACAACTACATTGCCTGTGCCATTCACACTCATGGTAATGTTGGCATTGGCGCTAGCAATAGTCACATTGCTGGTACCGTT